CCTCCTGACAATCGATCTGCCGGTCGGGATGGTCGGGTCCATGTCGCGGCGAAGCAACGGTCATTGCAACATCTGCCATAGATGACCGCCGGCGCTTGCCATCGCCACCACTATAAATCCTCCGATTAGAACCTGTTCCCAGCGCATTAGACTGCGGCCTTTGCTTCGAACAAACTTGGATGCTGTGTGCCTGCTGTTAAGAAATTACAATAATGGAACGATCTGGCGAGGCGGGCGATAGGAGTCGGCATCCACGCCATTGAATGATCTGCAGTATTCGAACTCGAAACCGCTATCCCAGACCCTTATCTCGGCGTGGAACTCACTCCTATAAACCTGGTCAGAGAATGGCCCTTGATACTCCACCCAGGACCACACGAACAGCCGACTAATTCCTTGAACGATCTCGTTGAATTGCTCTCCTGTTATCCCCGCTGTGGGGCAGTATATGGGGAAAGACTTGCCGCCCATGAACCCAGCCCATTCAGGGCCACCCCGATCCGGGAAATTGAAGTCTGCAGGCAGCCCGGCGTGATCTGTCACAAGGTGACTCGCCTGCATCCGAACATTTCGTGCTTGAGACACTCCAGTGTTGTGCCAGTTAACTTGAATGCAGCGCCCGCCCTGCTCAGGGCCTCGGATGATTATAGGCAATTCAATATGTCCAAACGCGACATACGGCCGAAGCTCAATCTCAGCGGTCCTCTGGTTCAAGTCCAGAGCCTTCTGCGCCGCCCCCGCTGCTTCGTTCGAGGATTTGGCTGATTCGGCGGCGAAAAAAATGGTCGCGACGATCGCGATTGTGCTGATGAAACTCAATGCCGCAGAGCCGAGACCCGCAACCAAGGCGGCTCGACCACCGGCGAGAGCACGTAGGTCAAGGCAAAAATCAGTATTCAGTTTGCAGGGCTGGGGCACATACCAGTCAACGACCCCGACGAGCATTGCCAATATCGTTACGAACAGTATGACGACTACCGCCGCGGATAGCCCGATCTTCAATGCCAGACCCAATTGTGACCCCTTTGCTTCAACCCTAGTGTGCTTTGTGGATTAGTGCCGGTCAGCGCAAACTAAATCAAGTTTGAACGAGCATGAGCTGGACGGATGCAACTAGTGAGTTTCGAAGAGCTGGGGCAAATGGGCATCCCATTCAGCACCCAGCACCTCAACCGGCTGATCAAAGCGGGTCATTTCCCTAAGGCAATAAAGCTCGGTCCGGCGCGCAACTCCAAGAAAGCATGGCTGAAGGCTGACATCGAAGCATGGCTGCAGCAACGCATCAATGTCCGTGATGGAGCATCTGAATGAGCACCAGGCGCTTCACAACGATCTCGCCGGCCGTCTTCCAGTCCGACCGCTATCTCTCAGTCTCGAGCTCAGCCAGAGAACTGTTCTTCTACTGCCTCGCCGGGCCACACCAGACCATGATCGGATGCTTCCGCGCCCCCACGCTCTACATCGCCGCCGATCTCCGATGGAAGCCGGAAGACGTCACCCGCAGCCTCGACGAGCTGAAGAATGCAGGCCTCATCGACTTCGACGACGTCACCCAGGAGATCATGGTCGAGCGTTGGTTCGCCCATAGCCAGATCGCCACCGAGAAGCACATGCAGGGTGCGAGGCGCATGATTGCCGAAATCGCCTCCGACTACATCAGGGAGCGCATGGAGCACGCGTTCGAGGCCTTCGAGCAATCCCGCGACAAACCGCGAAACACCCTGCCTGACAGGGGAAACCGCCTCACCAACAGCACCTATCTCAACCCCAAAGGCCGATAGCATGGCAATGCCATTCCAATGCCATTCGAATGCTATGGCAGGACACGAGACACGAGACACGAGACATAGACACGAGACACGGAAACGGACACGAGACCCGAAACGGACAAAGACACGAGAAATGAGAAACGAGAGAGCGTGCTTTGCCGAAACGAATTTCGAGCCGGTATCGTTGAACCGATCAGCAGTAGGAAATCAGTGATGGTGATGCCCTCCAAGGACACCCGACAGGCTCTCGCAAAAACCGCGCAGAAAGCCGCAGCGCTCATCCGCAAAGAAAAAAAAGAGATCGTCCTGACGCCGAAGAACAAGGCAGCAGTCGAGCTCATGGTCTTCGATGGCCTCAAACGTTCAGAGGCCGCAGAACTCGTTGGCCTCACCGATCACGCCCTCAGAACAGCGCTCACCAAGCCTCATGTCCTTGCCTACCTGAATGAGCAGATGGAGGTGTTGCGAACCAGCGGCCGCCCTCGGGCGCTACATACGATGATCGAGCTGCTCGAAAGCAAGAACGACAGCACGAAGTTCAAAGCCGCTGAATATCTTGATGGAATGAACCGCAGCAGCCACCAGGTCGGCGCCACGCAGATCAACCTACAGGTCAACAACACGGTGAAGGTAACGCCGGGATACGTGATCGACCTCACGCCGGACAGCGACGAAGAGCGCCTGCAGATAGGGCATCTGAGGCAGCATGGACCTAACGGCTTACCGTATCAGGCCGACGTTCCCGAGGACGATTGAGGAACGCGGCCCCGTACCGGGTTCGTTCTCGATTTCGGGCCGTTCGGGCGGGGGTGGGGGCAAAAACCGGCGCGAGATTTCCAGTTCCTCCCTCACACACAATTCGCCCCACTTGAGCAAATCGGGACGCAGAAATTTTTCACACCACGGAGAAACGCGATGGCATCGAATGCGGCACGAGGGATCAGCGGTTATGCCCGGCATCAGACGCCATCGGAGGAGATGGCAGCGTTTGATGATTTGCCGCCGTCTCTCCGGGCTGTGATGCGGGATGCTAAGCTGGACTGGCCGGCGGTTGATGTGCGTCGCCGGCTGGTAAGGGGCGAAAAGGCTGCGGACTTGGCGCAGCGCATCGTCAGTTATGAGGCTGCCTCACTCCATTGATCTAACCAGTTCAGCATTCCCGACCTTGATAAGGAATTGGCTGATCCGCTGATAGTCCTCGCTGATCGTCAGAAGCAATGCGGCGCCTGGGCCCGACTGAGGGGTTAGGTAGATGTTTGTGCCGCCATGAGGCCCCTCTGACACATAAACGATCTGTGCAGTGTTGATGGTCACACTGACCTCGTCGTGGATCTCTGTGCCGACGAAAAACGCCATGATCTTTCCTCCTATGGTTGTTGGCCACTCAACCTTGCGCATCCAAGCCTTCAATTCAAGGGCTGTGCTTTGCCGCCTCCCCGCTCCCCGCCGATGATGCCTCCATCTCAAGCGATGGAGAGCGAGATGCGAGCACGACGTTGGAGCGACAACGACAGGTACTTCGGGCCATTCACCTTTTCCCGTGACAGCAAGCACTACCGGCCGATTGCAGTGGTTCTGGCATCTGCCGACGACGAGGACCATGGCTGCGAGCTTCGGATCTCAGCGTTTGGCTTCACCCTGATCTCAGCATTGCCCGCGATCGTGCGCCCATATCGCGAGAAGGTTTTCCCGAAAAGCTGGGACGCCGCGACGGTCGAGCGCCTGGGCCGTGACTGGTACTATCAGGTCGATCAGCGGAAATTCGGGTTCTCCTGCAGCAATGGGTTCCTTCAAATCTTTCGCGGGCGGTCCACCGGTGACAGCACGACCGACCGGACTTCTGGCTGGTTCCTGCCGTGGACGCAGTTCCGGTTCATCCGGCACAGCATGTTCGACCTCGAAGGGAAGCATTTCTGGACACAGTTCGAGGCATCCCGGCTTGGCGGCAAAGGCTTTGACGAGATGTGGACTGCTCAAGAGCAGTGCCCGAAGATCGTGTTTCTGTTCGAAGACTTCGACGGCGAGCGCATCATGGCAACCACGAACATCGAGGAGCGCGAATGGCGTTTCGGAACGGGCCGCTTCAAGTGGCTGTCCCTATTCCGCCGCCCGCGCGTCACGCGCTCCCTCAACATTCAGTTTTCGCACGAAACCGGCAAGCGGAAGGGCTCATGGAAGGGCGGCACCGTCGGCCACTCGATCGACATGACCGATGCTTCCGAGCTCCATGCTGCAGCTTTCGCTCGGTACTGCGAAGAGCATCAGATGAAGTTTCTCGGTGTGGTCGATGCGAGTTCGGATGACCCAGCCGGCAAGCAGCAGGTTCGCGTCGGCGACCGCTGGTATGTCCTGGGCGAAGCCGCGGGGATCTGATGTCGCGAAGCTGGTGGGACGACGTGCCCTATGAGGGCAGGGCAGAGATGCCTTTCACCATGGAGGTCGAAGCCCCGGAGCGTTTCGACCATCCATGCGGTTTCATTCACCTCAGAGAGCGCCACCGGGTGAAAGCTCCATCGCGGCGGATAGAACGAATGGCGGACGAAGATGCTGGTCGTTGAGCCTCCCCGCCCCTCATCACTGCCGACGATCCAGATGGATGCGCAAGGCCGGAAGATCTATCGACCCGACGGCCGGGTGCTGCGCGAGTTCCTCAGGTGCCGCAAGCATGTGAGTATCATCCGCGGCTCGATCGGTTCTGGCACCTCGACCGCCTGCATTCAGAAGATGTGGATGCTATCCTGCGAGCAGCGGCCCAACAGCGACGGGCTGCGAAAGACGCGCTGGGCGGTATGCCGCAACACCTTTCCGGACCTGAAGAACACGACGGTGAAGTCGTGGCTCGACTGGTTTCCGGAGGAGATGTATGGGCGGTTTTACTGGGACCGACCCTTCAAGCACATCATCCGGGTGGGCGATGTCGACATGGAAGTGATCTTCCTGGCGCTCGACAGCGAGGATGACATCCGTAAGCTTCGATCCTTCGAGTTCACCGGCATCTGGTTCAACGAGCTCGAATTCATCGAGAAGGCGATCCTCGATGAGGCCGAGTCCCGAACCGGCCGTTATCCGGCGGTGAAGGACGGCGGCGCGACCTGGGACGGCGTGATCGCCGACATGAACGCTCCGCGCGAGGATCATTTCATCCCGCTGATGATGGGTGAGGTTCCGCTTCCCGACGACTGGTCGGAAGAGGAGCGGATGGCTTACCAGAAGCCGGACAACTGGGGCTATCACGTACAGCCGCCGGCGATGCTGGAGATCAAGGACGCCGCCGGCACCCTGATCGGGTACGAGATGAACCCGAAGGCCGAGAACACGAAGTGGCTGAAGCCCGGCTATTACGCCGAGAAGATCAAGGGAAAGTCGAAGAAGTGGATCGACAGCCGCGTGCTGAACAAGATCACGGTCTTCGTCGACGGTAAGCCGGTCTGGGAGCAGTTCAACGAGGAAACCCACGTCTCGAAGACGCCGCTTGAGCCGATTCCCGGCTGGCCGGTCTATGTCGGGCTCGATTTCGGGCGCAACCCGGCCTGTGTGGTGGGCCAGCTCGTCAACAATCGCTGGCGCGTCTTCGCGGAAGTCACAGCTCGAGGCGTCGGCGCGACCATTTTCGCCCCTCTGGTGAAGCAGCTGCTCGATCGCCGGCTTGGCGTATGGGGCACTTCCTCCCGGCATGGTGCCACCGAAGGCTTCCAGGTCGAGTTTTTCGGTGATCCGAAGGGCGACGACGGCACGCAGGCCGACGAGACCACCGCTTATGACGTCTTCCGTCAGTTCGGCATGCCTGTCAGGGCAGCACCGGTGAAGAACAACCACATCCAGACCCGCATCGAGGCCGTCGAATACGCGATGGTGACGATGGTGAACGGTTTGCCGCGTCTTCTGGTGTGTGGCACGAACTGCCGGACGCTGAAGGTCGCGATGGCCGGTGGCTACCACTTCAAGCGCATCAAGGGCACGGCCCAGCACGAGGAAAAGCCGTTCAAGGACAAGTATTCCGACATCGCGGACGCCTGCCAGTACATGGTTTTGGGCGGCGGCGAAGGCCGCGCGGTGGTCGGACAGGACCGATCGGGCCGAAAGGGGCCGGTCGACATCAAGGTTCGAAGCAAATCGAGGCGGCGCGGTGGATTCTAGCGATTTGAACGGCTCTCTGCCGCTGGCTCACTGCGAGCCGAAGGAATGGTTCATCGTCTTCCACGAGGAGACCGATAAATGGTGGATCAATGCCCTTGCCTGCGGCCGGTTCAAGCATGTCAGCGTGTTCGGCAAGGTCGAGCGGTCCGGATCGTGGGTTTTCTACGATTTCCATGCCGACCAGGCGCATATCATGGTTGTCGGCGACTGGGAGGCCGATATCGCAATCGCCTACTACACGCAGTGCGGCCCGATTATCCGATTCCCGCGCCTTCTCGCGGATGCTCCCCGCACGATGCTGCGTCCCGGTCTGTGGTGCGTACCGGCGATCGCGCACCTGATCGGGCTGCGCACGTGTGCTTTGCGGCCTGATACCCTTTATCGGCACTGTCTGGCTAAAGGCGGCACGCTCGTCGTGGCAGGAAGGCAGACCGATGAAGACTCCGAAGATGGAAAAGGATCCGGAACTGGAGCGCCAGAAAGTGGCGGCAGCGACGGAGAAGGTGAACGCGATTCAGGACCGTCTGTCGACCGAGACTGATGCGGCGCTTCGCTACTTCGGCAGCCGCCAGGCCTTGATGGGCGGTTCCGGCACGCGCAGCATGAGGGCGATGTGATCGCATGGCCCCGCGCAAGACTGAGGCAAAACCGGACGATGAACTGAAGGCGCTGGGCGAAGACGCAAAGAGCCGCCTCACCGACGCTCGCGCGCAGAAGAACGAGGTCGAGCTCGATCTCAAGGAAGCCTACTTCTTCACCCGGCCCCGCCTCAGCTACCAGGTCTCGTCGAAGGCTCGACCGGCACGCAAGCGCGACAAGGATGTCGACGATCTCGCAACTGGCATCGGGCCTGAAGTTTCCGAGGACTTCGCAACCGAAGCAACCGGCGCGTTTTTCCCTCAGGGCACGGAATGGGTCGGCGTCGAGATCGACGCCTCGCAGGCGCTGGAGCTTGAGAAGGATGAGATTGCTGACCTCAAGGCAGAAGCAGCAGATCGAAACGCGCTGATATTTTCAGCTATTCGCGCATCGAACTTCGAGGCGGAGCTTGGCACTGTCCTTGATCCCCATCTCGCCGTTGGAACGGTCGCCTGGTGGATCGAGAAGCCCTATAACACCCGCCCGATTTCCGTCGCTCACGTGCCGGCGCGCGAGCTGGAATTCAACGTTGAGGCTGACGGCTCTGTCGGCGATCGCTTCCGCGTCCGGTGGGTCAAGGGAAGCAAACTCAAGTCCGTGCTGCCTGATGTGAAGCTGCCGCAAAAGGTCGAGCAGCGAATTCAGAACGACAAGAAATGCGTGATCGAAGTGGTCTGGTGCTTCTGGCGCGACTGGTCGAAGCCGGAGGAAGACCTTTGGACGCATGTGCTGCTGGTTGATGGTGTGGCCTGCCACCGCGACTCGTTCGAGGGTGAAGGCTGCCTTCCCCTGATCATCGCTCGCATGTCCCCCGATGTGGAGTTTGCCTGGGGCTTTGGCCCTTCCATCAAGTCGCTGCAGGAATACCGCGTCCTCGACGTGATCACAGCAGCCACGCAGGACCGCGTCGACATCGCGATCTCACCGCCGATCGGTTATCCCGATGATGGCGTGATGGACTTCGAAGGCGGCATCGAGGGTGGCAAGGCCTATCCGATGCGTCCCGGCTCCGGCAAGGACATCCAGCCGCTGTATTTCGAGGGCAATCCAGATCTCGGTTTCTACACGGCGACCGATCTTGAGCGCCGAATCCGTCGCAAGCATTTCGCCGACTATCCTGAGCAGAAGGGGGACACCCCGCCGACGGCCACGCAGTGGGTCGACGAGATGGTGAAGGCGCAGCGGCGCATTGGCACGCCCGGCAAGAAGTTCTGGCGGGAAGGCCCTTATCAGATCTATCGCCGCTTTGAGTGGCTGCTGGCAAAGGACGGCGTCCTGACTGATCTCGAGGTCAAGGGCCAGAAGATCACGCTCATGCCGAACAACCCGGCAACGCAGGCGGCCGACAATCAGAAAGTCCAGACGGGCATGCAGGTGCTGGCGCTCGCCAAGAACTACTTCCCGGAAACGTCCGCGGCCGCGATCGACGAGCGGGCCACACTGGAGAACATCAAAAACCTGACGAAGGACGAAGTTGTCGTTCTGCGCGATCAGGCTCAAACCACCGAGCTGCTGCAGACCGTTCTGGGT